GCTCCAACATTTAATGCTACCTCTACTACAGGCGGAGGCTTCCAAGGCATCGATGCTGATAGCGCAACTGTTCCGTCTTTCACTTGGACTTCTGACCAAAACACAGGTATGTGGCATCTTGGAGCGGACCAGATTGGTTTTACTGCTGGTGGCACCAATCAGCTCTCGCTAACTACTACTGCTCTTACTTCCACTAACACCGTCAATGCTCCAACCTTCAATGCTACCTCGACTTCAGGCGGCGGCTTCCAAGGTATCGACGCAGACACAGCGACAGTGCCATCCTTCACTTGGACATCTGACCAGAACACAGGTATGTGGCATCTTGGAACAGATCAAATCGGCTTTACTACTGCTGGCACCAATCGGCTTTCAATAACTACCACTGCTATTACTTCGACTTTAGGTGTAACTGCACCCTCTTTCACAGGCACCCTAATTGGAAATGCTAGTACAGCTAGTAATGCAATGGGAGTCGGTCAAACTTGGCAGGCAGTAACTAGAACTTCGGGAACAGTATACCAAAATACAACAGGAAGACCAATCCAGATGGGTATAAATCAATATGGTCAAGGTGGACAACTTTATATTGGTACAACAAGCAACCCAACCCAATCAATCTACTGGAATAACGCTAATGGTGCGGGTGCTTATGAACAAAATCACTGTAACTCGATAATACCAGCGGGATACTACTATAAGATGACTGGAGCTATTAACGGATGGAACGAACTACGATGAGAGAATATGGTTTTTATCACCCTGATAGCGGGTATTGGCAGGCAATCTCTTATCCTAGTGATGAAATACTTGCTTCATACCCAGAAGGAACTATTGAAGTTCCTTTGCAGCCATCGGGATTACATAAGTTTAATGGAGAAGAATGGATTGCTCCAACTCAAGAAGAGATTGATGCCCAAGAAGCGGTTATGATTAGGATTCAGCGAGATATCATTCTGTCAAATGTAGTTGATCCGCTTGTAACAAACCCACTCCGTTGGGCAGACTTATCAGATGCTACAAAGCAACTGTGGATCGACTATCGAAAAGCACTTTTAGATATCACTGCACAAGTAGGCTTTCCAAATACCGTAGTGTGGCCCGTAAAACCACAATAAATTATATGCATAAAAATGGAGTAATCGCATGTTAGGATTTACAGCCCTTGCATCTGCACCCATTGTAGATGATGGTGCGATTACCGTATATAACCTAGACTCTAACGATATTGTAGCAGCATCGTCTGTATCAGAACCTATAGTAGCTCATATCTACAACCTAAGCATTGTCGCTATAACTTCTGGTAGTGTTATTGTATCCGATGTTGACGTAGTACCAAATGTGATAATGGCATCTACGGACATAACTGTAGATAACACTGAGGTAACACAAGTAGACACGGTATTTAATTGCGTGTTTAACTATTCAGAGATTGTTACTGGTGCTACAAGTATTAGCCAAACAACAGTGGCACATATCTACAACCTACTTCCAGCCGCAATTACCAGTGGTGCATACGTCGTAGACCTAGTAGATGTTGTACCTAATGTAATTCTGCAATCAACTGCTATTGTTTCTGATCCACCTAGTGTAAGTAATGCGTCTGCTACTTTTACATCCGTACTAGAATCTAATAATATTATAGCGGATACTACTAGGGTAACGCAAACAGATACGACTATAACATGCCACCTATTCACTACCCCAATCACATTTGGTGTAACTTCTATTGGTAGTGCTGACGTAGTTCATAATGTGTTGCTAGATAGTACAAATGTCACGACTAGTGCTACTAAAGTTAGTACTACAAATATTACTGTTGGTGTAGTACTTGTATCAAATAGCATTGAAATTAATACCCCAGAAATATACGTACCATACTTTCACGTAAAGGGGCCATTCAATGACAACTACAACACAAAACGTACCTTTGTAGTACTCTGGGAGAGTAGAAATATCATTATCCCAAGAGAAGTTACTACTTCTGGTAGCGTTATACATGTAGAAAAAGAAGATCGTACCATACGTATACCAAAGGCTCCGAGAGACACAACGTATACTACCATAGCCGATAATAGAAATATGAGGATACAATGAGCTATAAGTGGCCTAATAAAGATAAAGATGAGACGCTAGACTACAGCATTGACTGGTCTAGGTTCCTCTATGATGGTGAGTCCATTGTATCCTCTACTTGGTATGTTGATGATGAAAGTGGTGTTAAACAGCCACTTATTTCACCGCTAAGTATTAATGGCATTATTAATGTTGACGATAATAGCAGCGACACTGTATCTACTATCACACTAAGCGGCGGTACTAATAACGCCAGGTATAAGCTGTATTGCCAGATTACAACAAGTAGAGGCATGACAGTAGAACGTACTGTTACGCTTATGATTAAGGAGCGCTAATATGGCATATGACTTTCTTGGCCTAGTAAATGATGTTAACCGTAGGCTCAATGAAGTAGAGCTTAACACAAGTAACTTTGCTACGGCTTCTGGTTTCTACGCTTCCGCTAAAGAGGCAGTTAATGCTGCTATTCGTCAAATTAACTACCAAGCATATGAGTGGCCCTTTAATCACGTTACTCAAGAAGAGTTTCTGCTTGCTGGCACATCCCGTTATACATTCCCATCCGATGTTAAAACAGTAGATATGAACACTTTCCGTATTAAGAAAGATGTAGTTCTTGGTAATGAAACATCGCATTTAAATGTGCTTCAATACGAAGATTATCTTGACAAATACATAGACTCAGAGTATAACTACACTAACGCAAACAGTGGTGTTCCAAAACTTGTAGCTCGTACTCCAAACATGGAATTTACCCTAGTACCAACACCAGATAAAGACTATGAGTTGGTTTATGAGTACTACAGACTTCCATTTGACATGATTCTACATAACGATGTACCAACTATTCCAGAAGTATTTCGTAGTATTATCGTAGATGGAGCTATGCACTATGCGTACCTATTCCGTGGTAACTCTCAGGATGCGGCCTCTATGCAAGATAAGTTTATGAATGGCATTAAACAGATGCGCTCAATCTTTATCAATCGTACTGACTATGTGCGTACTACTGTAATTGATCGCAATGGTAATCGTGGTTCCAACACAAGGATTAGATAATGCCTACAGCTTGGCAAACATTCCCCATTGAGTTTAGAGGGGGTCTAGTAAGTAACCTAAGCCCTCTGCAGCAGGGTATCAATAAAGTAGGATCAGCAACTATCTTGCAGAACTACGAACCTGCTCGTGAGGGTGGTTATCGCAAAGTTCTAGGCTATACTAAGTTTAGTGAAACACTAGTCCCAGGTGCTGGTGATATTCAAGGAATCAAGTATCTAAATGCTGGTGAGGTTATCGCTGCCCGCAACAACGGTGCTGTTACAGAGTATTATATCGGTACAGGTACAGTATGGACATCCATTGGTGTAGCAGCTAATCCAGGCAATAAGATTTCAACAGCAGAGTATAACTTTGGTAGTACTCATAAGGTTGCTTTTGTAGATGGCGTAAACTATCCAGCAATCTATAATGATACAGCAAATACCCTAACCTTTATTACAACAGCCCCTGCTACTGTACAAGGTGCAAAGTATGTTCGCTCATTCAAGAATCACATCTTTTATGCTAAGGGTACACAGCTAACCTTTACTGCTCCATACTCTGATACAGACTTCACACCAGCTAATGGTTCTGGTGTAATTGATATTGGTCATACTATAACTGGTATGGCAGTCTTTCGTGAAGTACTTATCATATTCGCTCGTAATAAAGTATTACAGCTAACTGGTAACAGCATTGCTGACTTTGTTCTGCAGCCTATTACAGAAGATATTGGTTGTATTGATGGCGACACTATCCAAGAGATTGGTGGTGACATAATTTATCTGGCTCCTGATGGCCTTAGACTTCTTAGTGCAACTAATCGTATCGACGACTTTGCTCTTGAGATTGCATCTAGCCCCATCGAAAAGGATGCTAGGATTGTCATTGACTCCACAGATACATACACAAGTATGGTTATTCGTGGTAAAGCTCAATATAGACTGTTCGCCTACATACCGTCAGATACACCAAAGAACCATAGAGGATTGCTTGCAACTAAGTTTAGTGATCAAGGTGCTTCTCGTATTGAGTGGTCTACACTTAAAGGCTTCAAGGTACATGCTGTAGATAGTAAGTACTCTGAGTCTGGTGAGGCTATATACTTTGCAAATGATGATGGTTACGTATATACGATGGAGAGTGGAAATAGTTTAGA